TTTCATTCCTCTGAATCTTGCACAGAATGATCTCTTGCGTGGACCACCTCCGGGCTGTGGAGCCTTGAGGTTGGAGCCAGTAGCTGCGTTATACTTCTTTCTACCGGCTGCTGTGAGACCTCCTTTACGGCTTTTGTGCTTGCCGATTCTAAGGGATACGTTTCTTTTTCTTACTCTTTTCTTAGCCATTAGACCCCTCCTAAGCCGGGATCTATTGGATTGTTTTTAAACATACGGATTCTTCTTAGTTCTTTTTTAAGAGGATTTGTTTCTGTGTCGTCTATGATCTTCATACCTTGAGTAGCACTCATAACACCCATAGGTTCTCCAACATTTTTAACAAAACCTTTAGCTATCTTCATCTCTGAGTTATGTTGACCCATAGGTATTGGTAGTCCGTCATAGTATGGATCATAGTCACCACGATCTATAAACTTTTGGTCTTGTGAATCCCAGTTATACTTCTTTCCGTTTTCATCAACCATCATGCCACTGTTAAGAATGTGCATTTTAGTGTTTATATCCTGAGCACCAGCTAATTTATGGTTAGGTGCAGGCACATAAGGATTGTTAGGATCTTCTTTAGGTGCTTCATAAGGTCTGTTAGGAATACCGCCGGGTTGTTTGGTATCTCGACCAGCTATCTGCATCTGATAATTTGGACGTAGTGACTGGCCTATTGTTAAACCGTTACCCGACAAAGTATTCATGATTAGTAACCTTTCTTAATTTTTTTTCCAGTTTTTTTAGCAGCTGTTTTTGCTGCCTTTTTCCCTGCTGCTGTGTAGGGATACTTCTTTCCGTTTACTTTAGGCATAGTTAAAAGTTAATGTTTGATCTTTCTAGTTTTGATTGAATATCTTTACGATAAGCTGGGTCTTTGTCGTAGCGTGGATCAGACATCGCCTCGACTACTTCAGCTTGACTACGGAATTGATCTCGACTCTGTGTAGGTGGCTTACCTTGAACAGTCTTACCATCATATCCTACCGCATCTTGATACGCATAGGCTAAAGCTTTGACTGCAAAGAAAGCTGAGATAGGATCACCCTTCTGCATTACTGCATCAAACATGTTAGTCTCTTGCTCGCTTAGTGATCCTTGTGCCCAGTTAACCATGTTAGTATAATTCTCTTCACCACCTACTACACCTTTGAGTTGTGTAATTTGATCAACAGAAAAGTCCTGATCTTGGGTAGTATTTTGCTCTGCATTTTTGCGGTACTGTAAGTGCATTTGAGCAAGATCAACTGGGTCCATCTGTTCTAACTCGGCTAACGCATCTTCATGAAACTCCTCATTATTAAGTTCATATTCCCAGAGTTCATCAAGTATGTCAAGATCCTGTTCACCTTCTTCATACTCTTCACCTTCTTCATACTCTTCTTCTGTTTCGTTAGATCCTAGTTTTTCTTGCAATTCAAGATACCCTTTCTCTAACTCGTCTGCATTTTTATATTTACCAGCAAGCAATGCTTCCTGTTCTTGTTGTAACTCTTCACCAACCTTCAGAGAGTCCTGTTCCTCTTCGGTCAGGACTTCTGTGTCAGGAGTGTTATCGTATGTTAATGTTTCTGCCATATTATTGTGGTGGTGTCTGTGCTAATTGTGGATTTTTAGTTGGGTCCATCAAAGGAGCTTTTAGTAAGTTAGCAGTTTGTTTAGTTTCTTCTAACTGTTGTTGTTGAGCTGCAACTTCTTGTTGCTCTTCTTGTATCTCTTGCATACTCTTAACTAAGTTAAGTACATCAATACCTTGAGCTGCTGCTAATCTCTTAACTACTTCTTCTGGATTAATATATGTAGTTATGGCTTCTGGTCCCATTGTCTGTGCAATAGTTTGTAGGAAAGCACCAAGTGCTTGTACATCCTGACCTCTGCCTAATGAGTTAATACCAGCAACAATGATTGGTTTGACCATACCTTTAGGTATACGTGGTATCTCACCTGTCTTCTGGAATACACTCAGTTTTCTATTTAAGTATGGTACTAAAAACTCTACAGTAAGCAATCCAAATAGACCGCCGAGCTGTTGTTCTAGCTCCATCTGTGTCATGCGTACCTCTTCTGCGGTTGTACGTTCTGACTGCCTAACTGACAGAATAAGGAACGCTTCGTTCAATCGCTTCTCGAGTGTTTGCATGTGCTGCAATGCCGTAGCAAAGTCAGCTGTCTTACCAACTTGTATTACACCTATGTCATCAGGTCTACCTTGTACAATAGCTCCGTTGCCGGCTGCTGCTAGCGTTGATGGTTTTGTAGTAGATGATGGTGATACAGTAAACACAACCTTAGCGGCTGCTGCACTACCTTCTACGATAGCTTGTGACAATGCTTCAAGAGACTTAAGATCTCCGATGAACTGTCCTACTCTACCTCTACCATATGCTTCACCATCTACTGTATTAAAGCGTAGTGGTAGCCATGGGGTAGCGTCGACTGGTGCTTTACTTTTTGAGTCTGGTAATACTTTTCCTCTTACTTCTTGATGCCATACAAATCTATTGTTGTCACGTTTGACGTGTGTATAGACATCTACTTCTTCGTCTTCTGGATCTTCGGAATCAACTACTGAAATAGCACCTTTAGGTTCTGTGTACTTTTCAATGAGTTCTTTGTTTATCCGTTCCTTTGTGATAATTTCAATTACGTTTCCGTTGCCATCTCGTTCTATAACGTAGCGGTTAAGAGGATATAACTTCAGCCCTTGTTTGCTCATAAAGATAAGAGCATTACCACCTACAACTAGATGTTGTAATGCTTGGTGTATTACTACACGATCATCTGATGCAGCAATAGCATCAAGAATGGTGCGTTCTATCTTTGCAAATGACAAGTCAAGTTCTGATTTTACTTCCGGCCCAAAGTCTTGACCTAACTGAGACTCATCTAACTGTAGCTTAAAGAAGCTAGTCTGTGGTGGGACGAGACTAAGGGAAAGCTTGGAAGCTAAGGCTACTACGCCTTTTGCTCCCACGCTCTGCCATGGAGTTATGAGTTGTTTCATACCTTTGGCATCTTCTTCATGCCCTCTGATAAGGTAGGGTAAGGTAAGCTTTGTTGCGTCTTCCGCTTCGCTTAGAAACTGTGAACGGTCACTAGATAAATTATCGTATCTAGATTTTGCTGTCATGATTATACGTTTAATGATGATAATACAAATTGTGGAATCCTTGACATAAAGCCTGAGCTACCACGTCTAAGCTTTAATGATTCGTTTTTACCTGAGCCAAACTTAATTCTTTTCTTTCCTCGATAGCCAGCAAGTATGCGTTCTATGATACCCGGGTCCATCCCTGTTGTTTGAGCGATTGATGCAACATCAGGTTGGTTTGAGTCTGTGCCAGTGTTACCACCACTACCAGTGAGTTCATCAATAACTGAATTATACTCCTCATCTGAGATATTACCTAGATCTGGTAAATTTTGTTCAACTGTATTTGATTGCTCCTCTTCCTCTTTTACTGTTTCTTCATCAGCAGGTGCTGTTGTAGCAGTAGTCTGGGCTTGAGCAACTAAAGGTCTATCTCCACCGACCTGCATTGTTTTAGGTCTGTCCTCTTGTTTTGCAAGTGTTGGGTTAAATCTTGCACCACCTTTTGGTCCTCTGTTTATAGAGACTCTTCTGTCAGCTATCTCCTTATCTGTTAGTCGACGAACTGATGGTATTGTACCTAAAGTTAGTGTTGATAAAAGGTTACGTCCAGCTCTTAGTCTGTTTTCTGTGTTGTTAAGATCAGCATTTAAACCTCTAGCATAAGCATCACCGCTTGCTACTGGTCCTGATCCGACTGTCATTCCATCAGATAATCCTTTGAATGAGTTAGGATCTAAACTTTGTTCGTAAGCCTTAGCTCTTGCTTCTGGTGTCTTACCGAATCTCATACCATAGTTAGTTATGTTCTTAGCATACTCCGCACCATTTGCTACTGGTCCGAATGGGGTATTGATCTTCATGCTAACGGCATTCTGTACTGCCTGTCTATCGCCTAAAGGATTCTTAGCTCCTCTAGTTACTGTACTAAAGCTACTCGGACCTAGTGCTTTCTCAATCTTCATAGCCTCTTTCTTGGTGTAGTTCTTTCTTGTACCACCAAAGGTTTGCACTTTAGTCGCTTTAAAGTTTTGATGACGAGCTCTTGCCTTGTCTCTCATAGACATGCCGGGTCCAGACGTCTTAACTGCTTTAGGTTTTGGAGCTGGTGCAGCTTTAGGTTTTGTTCTGGTGTTTCTTCGGCTAGTACTAGGTTTTCTAGTTTTCGTCTTTTTTGTCTTGGCCGCCTTAGTTTTTGCTCTCCTTGCAGCTACTTTTCTCTTTCTACGGCGTTGTTTTTTCATTCCCATTAGATTTCATCCTTACTGATTCGTTTGTTGTACCACTCCACAACAGAACGCTGTCCAGCTAGATACATAATCGAGCCAAGGTCTTGCTTAGGATGAGGTGTGACGGGTGGGAAAGTTTCTTCTAGCTCTACTTGTATAGAACTAATCGTTGGTCCGATAATGGACTCAAGCATATTGTGGGAGGTTGGTGTTTGCATGTTCAAAGAATGCTGGCATGCGAGCTGCTTTTGTGTCAGAAAACTGTGGGGCTTTGCCCTGATACATTAACTGATCGCTCGCTTCCAGCCAAAATTTTTTGCTTAAATATTTATCAGTATTGTTTTCTGTTAAGGGTTGTAGTACCCATTGTATAGTTGCCTTCCGAAGCTTATCCAAAGAAGAGCTAGGAACAAG